ATTGTTGAAAACCAAGCCAAGTGACTATTCACTTCCTGGTGGAATGGTTATCGACAACAATGGTAACGTAAGAATCGTAGGTGTACCAGTTATCCCTCACTCTTTGGTTACTGCTTCTAAGATCTATGTTATGGACACTACTAAGTTCGCTATTGCTCAGCAAAGCGGTCTTGCAGTTCGTTCTACCGAGTTCGATCAAGATGATTTCATCAAGAACCTTATCACTTTCAGAGCAGAGGCTCGTTGTGAACTATTGCAGTTCCAGCCTTCAGCTGCTATCTACGGTGCTATCTAAGGTTTATAAATATAGGGGAGGGAGTTTCTCTCCCCTTATTTTAACTTATGAACTATATTATCATAGGGGCAATGGATGGAGTTAGCTTTGACAATATATTTGATAAGCTAACAAAAGATGATGTTGCTTTATTTGTTGAGCCAATTCCACATCAGTTTAAGAAACTGCAAGAAAACGTAGAGAAACTACCTTGTAAGGTATATTTAGAGAACTCGGTTGTTAGTGATAGGATAGAGGACATTGTGATGGCATATTTGCCTGATGCTGAAGATTTTTTGGGTGGGTGTAGTAGTGTTGTTAAGTTTGGCACACCACTTAATAGATACTTGGCTAAGATAGATGAATTAACTTACCACGAAGCAAAGGCGGTAACATTTGATATGTTGTGCGAGAAGTATGGCTTTGATGAAGTGGATTATGTTCAAGTGGATTGTGAGGGTTATGACCAAGTAATTGTTGATAGCATTGATATTGACAAATACAAAATAAAACAATTAAAATTCGAGACTCATTATGTAGATAATGAGTTTTTACAATACTTTATACAAAAGACCAATCCGAACAACGTAATTAAATTAGAAGCTGACATTATCTATGAATATACTTTTTAGCATACACTTATATCCTCCACAGCATCTTTGTGGAGCAGAAATGATGGCTCATAGAATGATAAAGCATTTACAGAGTAAAGGGCATCACGTAAGAGTATTGCTGCATCAAGCAAACCACTATAAAATTACTACTACATATACTTACGATGGTGTGGATGTATTTCCTCCAAACGCTAATGTTATAGAGAATTTATTTAGATGGAGTCATTGTGTTTTTACACATTTAGACTATACAAGATGGACAATAGGTGCTGCTGGACTATACAAAAAGCCATTATTCCATTTAATCCATAATACACATACTTACCCAGAGATTGTAAATGCTATGAGTTCTCAACATATAGTGTATAACTCTTTATGGGCAAAACAAAAATTGGGTTACAAATGGAGTAACTTTATACTCACACCACCTACTGACTATCGTGATTTTGAATTAGGGGTTGATAGTGCTGATAATGAATACATTACGCTTATCAATCTTAATGAAAACAAAGGCGGTGAGATATTTTATCAGATTGCGAAGGCTATGCCTCACAAGAAGTTCTTAGGTGTAAAAGGGTCTTATGACGAACAAATTATTAAAGACTTGCCTAATATAACTTATATTGACAAAACAACTAATATACTTTCGGTTTATCAAAAGACTCGCATACTTCTTATGCCAAGCAAATATGAGAGTTGGGGTATAACTGCTACTGAGGCGATGTGTTGTGGGATTCCAGTGATTAGTACAGAGGCAGAAGGACTGAAAGAAAATTGTGCCAAGGCTGGTATATTTATAAAGGATAGAAATGATATTGAAAGCTGGGTTAAAGAAATTACGAAACTTGACGATGCCAAAGCCTACGCAGCAGCATCTAAAAAAGCAAAAGGAAGAGGAAGAGAACACGACCCAAGAAAAGCACTTGATGAGTTTGAGCAATGGCTCAGAGAAGAAGTTAATAAATACAACGGATAAGTATGGCGATTTATATAGATAGTATCATAGTCACCGCTGATGCAAGTGTAGAGCCAGTGAGCCGCACACAAGCCAAAGATTGGATGAGAATTACCTATAATACTGACGATACTTTGATTGACGAGCTTATCACAAGCTCAAGAAAACATTTGGAGAAACTAACTGGCTTATCACTTGTTAATAAGACAATTAAGAGTTATATTGAACTAACTGGTGAAGTACCAGCAGTTTGGATGGTAGATTTGCCTTATGGACCACTTGGATGTATTGACTTGGTTAGATACAAGAGTGGGATAAATATGTGGGACACTTTAGATATAAATGAGGACTACGAGAAGATAGGTAATAAGTTGTGGTTCTATATGGGCGGCACTTATGAGATTACTTACCAAGCTGGGTATGGTAGCATACCAGCAGATTTGGAGAACGACATACTAACCCTTGTGGCTTGGATGTATGAGAATAGAGGTAAGAAGATGAACGCTGATCCAAAAGCAAGTATTTCACAATACCCATATTGGGATGGTCTTAATTATCATCAATATAAAAAAGTAGTTATATAGTGGCTAAGAATGGAGTTAATATGACTGCTTTTAATAAGTCAATAAGAGACTTAGAAAAAACATTAACTGATAAATTGGTTAAGGTTGAGGATGAATTTAAAAACACTATGCAGACTATGAAAGATGAAGCAGTAGCTGCTGCTCCAAAAGATACTGGAGAACTAAAAAGCTCAATAAAATGGCTTGAGACAAGTAAATTAACTTATGAATTGAGAGCAGATGTTCCTTATGCCGCATTTGTTGAATTTGGAACAGGCAGACAAAGTATAGTAAAAAATTATAGTAGATTTTGGCAAGATGTAGCAGTAGACTTTTGGACAAGAAAACCTAATGAAGGATTACCACCGCAACCTTTTTTTTATCCAACAGTAAATAAAAATATAGCTAAATTAAAAACCAAAATAAAATCAATACTAAGCAAAAATGCTTGATTGTAGTAACAACGTGAGAGTGATTTATGTCAATGCCTTAAATGGCAACTTGTCTTACAATGGCAAAGATGTTCCAGTGTACGGACAAACTCCATTTAATACTACACCACAAAACTACGTAGTGATAGGTAATATAGATGAATCGAGTGATAATACTAATCACTCATTTGGTAACAATGTAGAAGTAGTGGTTGATATATTTAGTGAACAGTATAGAGTAAATGATTTAGGAGTGGTTGATAGTATTGCATCACAAATTTTAAATATACTTATACCTGATACTCAGGTAGATGGGTTTGATGATGCTAATTTTGAGGTTTTCCCTATTGGCAGATCAAGTTCAAGATACTTGCCATTGCAAGATGGTGATAATTATGTAGCAAGAAAAATTATAACAATAAACAATTTAGTAAATCAAAAATAGAAAACAATGGCACAAGTATTAGGTAGTTTACAAAACATTGAGATTGATGTAGCTGGTGGTACATCTTATAAAAATCTTGTATGTTTACGTACATCATCTGTTAACACCACAATGGATGCAACAACTGAGCAAACAAACTGTGGAGTATTGACTTCTCCTTCAGAGCCTCAAATGAATCTTGATTTTGATGCAATCTGCGAAACTTCTCCAAGTATTGCTCAAGTATCTTATGAAGATTTATTATCTGCAATGGTAAACAAAACTATTGTTGCAGTAAGAGTTCAAAATCCGGTTGTTAGTGGTTCATCTGCTGGTGCAGCGTATTATCACGCATTTAGTGGTTATATCACTGACCTTACTTTGAATCAATCAACTACTGAGTTTATCAACTTTTCTGGAACAATCCAATCAACTGGTGCTTTGGATGTTGTAGCTTAATTTAACTTATGAACTATACTACTATTACTATTAACAACCAAAAGGTTGGACTTAAATTTGGGATGGCTTCATTCAGATACTTATCTGATAAGTTTAAAGATGGCATCTCTTTTGAAAATGGAGAACTTACTGAGATTGGTGTAGCGCACTTGGTTTATAGCGGATACTATAATAACAGCCTTGTAAAAGGTGTTTTGCCAGAACTAACATTTGAAAACTTAGTAGATTATGTTGAATCTAATATAATGAAAAATGAGTTTTTAGAAGAACTCAAGAACATTATAAAGGTTTGGGGTGAAAGCGAAATGATTAAAAGCAATATTGCTGAAACTCAAGAAGTAGATGACAAGGCAAAAAAAAAGAGTTTACGTGGGAAGAAATAGAGGCTTACGCATTTGGTGAGTTGCAACTTCTTCCCCGTGATTTCTTTGATATGAGTCCACGACATTTTTCTCTTATGCTGAAAGGCTATAACGAGAAGAAGGTGGACAACTATAAGCAGACAAGACTATTGATGTTTACAATGGTGCGTCTAATGGGAGACCCTAAGACCGCACCAAAAACTCCTGAGGCATTGTGGCATTTACCTGGCGATGAAGTAGAGAAGCCAAAGGATGAAGAGTATAGAGAAGTCTTTAATAGATTAACAAAATGGCAGAAAACGTAAATCCTTTAATATTACCCATTGGTGCGGATGTTCGTACATTCAAAGAGTCTATTAATAATGTAAAAGATGCTCTTAAATCATTACAACAAGATTTAGCGGGTAAAAGATTTGATTTAATTACTGATAAAGAAAGAAAGCTATTAGAGGATTATACAAGAACATTAAACACATTACAAGGTGATTTATCAAATACTTCAAAAGGTTTTGATAAAACAACGGATAGTAGTAAAAAAACAAGAACTGCATTAACAAGTTTATCACTTGTTGCACAAGATTTACCATTTGGATTTATTGCTATTCAAAATAACTTACCAAATTTAATTAGTGCATTTGGTCAATTAGATGCAAAAACAAATGGAATAAAAGGAGTTCTTAAAGAATTAGGAAGTCAATTAGTAGGACCAGCAGGTTTGTTTTTAGCATTTAGTGCGGTGACTGCTGCGGTTACATTTGCAATAAAAGAATATGGGAGTTTTGGCGCCGCTATAAAAGCATTATTAGGTACAACAAGTCAGTTAGACGCAATACAAAAAAGAGCAACTGATTCATTAAAAGAATACAATAAAGAAATTGTAACTAATGGTGAAATTACTGGAGATGCTTCTGCTAAAGTATCAGATCAAATATTTAGATTAGAAACATTAACTGGAATTGTAAAAGATAATACATTATCAGAAAATCAAAGAGCAAATGCTCTTAAAGAAATACAAAAACTTGATCCAGAAAGACTAAAGAGTCTAAGTTTACAAAAACAAGGATATCAAGATTTAGATGAATGGGTAAAGATATATACTGATTCTTTAATAGCAAATGCAGTAGCACAAGAATATTTATCTAAAGTAGTTGCTACAACAACACAAATAAATCAGCAAACAAATTTATTAGCTGAAATATCAAAAGGCTATGTTGATATTGCTAAAAAAAGAAGAGAAGCTGAAGGGCAGCAAATATTTGATCCATTAACTGGTGCTGATTTAACAACTACAATATTAGGCGGATTACAAACCGCAGAAGAAAATCTTAATAAAGATTTTAAAGAGCAAAAAGTTATTGTAGATAGTTTATGGAAAACATTAGATAGGTATAAAAAGTCTGCTGCTGATGCGACTAAAGAAGCAATAAACTTTTTTAGAGAAACAAAGGATGGCAAAGGTGGTAAAAATGAATTTACATTAGGAATAGATCCTCAAGAATTAGATGCTGCATTTAATTTAGACAAAATTATATCAAGCATTACAAAATATGGTAATGCGTTATTAGATACAAATAAATCAGTTGAAGAAAGAAAGAATGCATTAAAAGAATTAGTTGGTATAAATTCAGAAGTATTTAGTGGGTTAAGTTTAGAAACATCAGCTACACTTACAAATAAAAATGCAATAGAATCATATCTTAGGTCTTTAGAAGTACTAAGAAAAGAAAAAGAATTTAATGCAAGAGCATCTCAATTAAATGCAGACTTTTTAAAAGCAGAAATAAAGGTACAAGAACAAGCAGCAAAAGCTGAAGAAGATAGATTAGAAAATCTCATAAAACTAACTTATGCTCAAGATAATTTAGGTAATTCTACTGATAAAATTGTAAAAAATAATAATAAATATTTAGAACAATTAGCGGAAATTCAACAAATTAATGAAGGTGTAATTCAAGATTTAACAAAAGGATTAAATTTAGAAGGAGCATATAATAAAGCAATAGAAAATTTATTAAGATTTGGTGAATTTACTAAAAAGACTTCGGCAGATATTGTAAGAAATTTAAGATTTTTACAAGAACCATTTGAGGGGTTGTTTACAACAATTTTAGAAGAAGGAAGTGCTAATTGGAGGACTTTTGCAGATGATGTAATAAAGCAAATAAGAAGAATAACTGCATCTTTATTATCAAGAGCTTTAATAAATGGTATAGCATATTTGCTTAATTTAGCAACTGGTGGAGCTGCTGGAATTGTAAAAGCTGGATTAAAGGGTGTTTCAACGGCTGCATTAGGTGACTTTTTAAGTTCAACACCAGGAGCGGCTAATTTTAGCGGCATACAAGGCGGTCCAATGCAAATGGCTGGTGCGGTTAATTTAACTTTGAGAGGTAGTGACTTGGTGGCATCAATAAATAGAACAAATACAACAATTAACAGAGTTGGCTAAAGCAGTAAAATATAGAGTAGAATTTTTTAGCAAAGAAGGAACTTTGTGCCAAGTTGACTTTCGTTATGAAGGTTATACTGCTGGTATAGTATATTATTTAGATGGTGGTTCAAAACCATTTGTATTAAGAGAGTTTAATACTGATGATAATTTATTTAAACCAATTAGACCACTTCTTGCTGAAATACAAATAGTAACTAATTCATCATCTGTTAGCATAGATGATTTTTTGGCTGACCAAGATACTGATATTGAAGTAAGATTTACGTATAATAGTGTTATTTATTGGAGTGGATTTGTTCTTCAAGATGATTTTCAAGAAAGCTATGAGGACCAAAATCATATATTAACAATAACTGCAACAGAGGCATTAGGTTCATTAAAAGACAAAAGCCTAACAAATAATGGTGCTGAGATACTTGATATGTCAACACCATTACAATTTATTGAGTATTGTTTACAAGATACTTCTAAGCCACTTACAAATTATACAATAGTTAATAACTTGTATCATACAAGTATGTCAACTACACTTCCTGACACATCTTTAAGTCAGGCAAAGTTAGATCCAAGAACATTTGAAATATCACCACGAGAATACGAAAATTGTTATACTGTTCTCGAAAGAATAAACACATCATTTAATCAGACGATATTCCAATATGAAAATAGATGGTATATAAATAGATTAGAAGATTTATATACAAATGGTAACATCAGAGGTTATGATGTTATCAGTACAGTAACAACAACATTTAATAGAAGATTTGATATTGAGGTTGGTGAAAATAGTGAAGTGAAACCGATTGCACCACAAATGCTTAGGTTTATCAATCGTAAACCTAAAGAAACAATAGTAAGGTTTAATTTTGAAAGACTTGCAGAGGTAATAAAAAATAGTTCATTTTCAAGAGGAGCTATAACTGCAACATTACCTACTCAAAAAGAATATGAGATTGATAATTGGACTTTAATTAGTGGTAATCCAATCAGTTATTCAACAAGTGCTGATGGCACTTCTGTTAGAATAGAAACATATCAATCAAATATTGGTCCTATTATAGATAATTATATAACAGTTCCACAAACATTTAATGCATCTACTGGTAATAACCAAGCTATAATGTCAGAGCCAATAGATGTAAACTTTGGTGAAAAAATTAGGATTAGTGCAGAGACTAAATATAATATTGAATTTACAAGTGGATCTGCTGCCTTTCCACAAGCTACATTTTATGTTTATTTAGATGGTAATGCTGGTACAGACTATTTACTTGATGAAAATGGTCAATGGAAAACATTAACATCAATTTGGGCAGTAGAATTGCCATACAAAGAATCTGACAATATTATAGCTGCTGATTGGAATACAATAGAGGTAGAAGCAGAGCCTTTACCTGATAATGGTGTATTAAAAGTATTTTTAATATGTCCAGAACTACCAACAATAGGTAATCAAGTTAGGTATTTTAAAAACTTTGAATTTGAAATACTTAATAGAATTGATGGTTTTCAAGTAGGTTTAACTGCGGTTGAGTGTAAGTTTATTAAAACTAATGATATTAAGTTTAATAATAATTACGATTTATATATAAGTGATTTTATATCAGAATCATATAAAGGTTTGATATACGAAAATGATGGTACAACACCAACTGATTTTGAATGGTATAGATTTAGATATAGTGGTGAAAGACAATCATTTAAAAAACAAAACGCAATATCTTATTGGTCACACAATAGATATGATAGAGATAGGGTAGATGCAAGTTTTTATGGGTTAACTTGGAATGATGCTGGTACTGCACGAACAATAGGATTACTTAATACTATTAAACTTGTTGATGATTTGCCTAACAAAATATTTTACATATCTAATCTAAAAGAAATTGATTTTTATAATGCAACTTGGAGTTGTACTATGGAAGAGATTTGGGATGAGTCAAGAGATGGTGCAGCTGGTCCAAATAGATCATTAACATTAAATACAAGAACTGGAACATATAATAATATTACAACTGTTCCCTATAATGCTTCAACAAATGTTGACTTTGTAGTTGCGGCAAATAATCTTATTATTTATCAAGGTGCAGAGCCAATAACAGAAAGTTTAACAATTAGCTTGAGTGGAAATTTTATTTCATATATTGGTGCAACACCTGTTCTTGTAGAGTTTTATGTAAAGCAAAATGGTACAACAATTAAGACACAAGCATTTACAATTAGCGGTGCTGCTCCTTTCCCATTCACAGTTAACCTATCACCAACCGGCACTTATACAATCAACCCTAACGACCAATTTGAGGTAAGTTTTGATGCGACTGAGGTAGGTAAGGATATTACTTCTATTCAGTTTACAAGTGGTACATTTAATGTAAGCAGTTATAACGTACCAAATACTTTAAACTACGATAATTATATTGAAAAATATATATACAAATAATGGCAGATACATTAAAAGCGGAAGGGTTAGTTATAGCAGCTATGGGTACTGGCAATAATGTCTATCCATTTGCTTGTGCAACTAATTCTTCTATTACAATAAGTGGTGAGACATTAGAGATAGCTACTATTTCTAATAACTCATTTAGGTCGTTTGTAAGCGGTAGGCAGTCATTCACGGTTAGTGGGTCTGGACTCGCAAAAATGACCGAAACAAGTATGAATGGTATTAATTTTTTTGATAACTTTATAACTGGTACGAATACAAAATTTAAGTGCTTTTTAGACTTAATTGACAATCAGAATAACTATCAGTCTTATGAATTTTATGTAATTATTACATCACTTACATTAGACTCTACTTATGGCTCTTTCCCTACATACTCTTATACTTTACAAGGAGCAAGTCCTATAACAGATA